GTATCCACCACCTCCACCACCCCCACCTGGAACAGCACCATCACCACCACTACCGTTGCTGCCTGCTGCGCCTGCTGCTCCGCCGCTTGGGGCAGCACCTCCTGTTCCACCAGTGTTACCACCAGCATTACCGCCGCCACCTGAATTTCCAGAAGTCGTTGTTACCTTTGTACTTGTGGTTGGATTTGAATATGTTGTCGTTCCAGAAGCAGTTCCGCCGCTTCCACCTGATCCGTTTTGGTTATCATAACGAGAACCACCAGTTCCAGCAGTTCCGCCAGATAATGTTGTAGTTAGAGTACCACCACTAGGTGAAGGATAGGATACATTACTTAAACTGCCATTTGAACCATCGGAATATCCATCATGCCAGCCGCTACCACCACCACCGCCACCACTCCAAATTTCAATTTTTAAAGTATTTCTGTACGGAGGAATTATATAATATCCACTTCCTACCGTAGATAAAGTTATAGAACCAGCAGCAGAAGGATCAGTTGGTTGTTTTCCATAAAAATTAGCAATATCTATATTTGCACTATTGCCACTTGGAAACTTACCATAATCTAAATTTCCGCTATAGAACCATTGCACTCCACGATATATACCTAAATCGTTTCCTAATGCAAAACCAGTGTTTATTTCGCTTATTGCAAGACTATTACCAAATGGTTTAATTTTACCTGTCATACTTCATCAACTCCAAGTAATCTTTATTCCACCACTAACGCCATTGCTGGTACCAGCCGCACCAATTATATAGGCAATTACATTACCTTGTGGTATTTGACCACCATTATATGTGACTTTCATATAGGCACCCGAACCACCAGCACCACCTGTTGCACTACCATAAGAATTACTTGCACTACTTCCACCGCCGCCGATGCCAACATTTGCACCATTTATAGCATCGGTTTGTGTTGTAGAACCGCTTGCCCCACTGGAACCATTTAAAAATATAAACGAGGTTGGATTTGCAATGCTTGGACTAGCATTTGCGCCGATTGTTCCACCACTACCGCCATTACCATCTGACATTTTTAATTCCTTTTATGGTATAAATCCACCAACATTTAAACTACTGAAACCAAAATTTCCTGTTGGTGTTCCAACCGCTGCTTGAACAGATGATGATTGGTTAACATTTATAGATGGATCACTATAGGTTGTCCCACCTTTATTAATATCAGTTTGAGTAGTAAATGAATAAAATCCGCCACCAGTTTGATTTGGTCCATTGTGTTCATTTGTATTTACAACTGGAGGAGGAGGAGGAACAGGAATATTACCAGCACCACCACCAGCACCACCACCCGCAATCACACCTAACACACTGCTATCACCACCTTTTCCACCAGCACCACCATTTCCGCCACCTCCACCTCCACCAGCACCCCATATCTCTATGGTGATACTATTGCGGTACAATGGAACAGTAAAGTTACCGTTGTTAGTTGAAAAATATGTCCCATTGCCTGCAGGATCTGCACCTTGTTTACCAAAAAAATCGCTTATTTTAAGTGTTGTTGTGCCAAACAAGCCCGTGGTTAAATTGCCAGGATAGTACCAACGCACACCATGATATGAATTTAAATCTTCGCCTAAACCAAACGCAGCATTTATCATTGTAGTGTTAACAGGACCGTTATTTGGAACAAAGGCCATTTAATTAACCTCTTGACTTTAATGCCTCAACTTCTGCAGCCAATTCCTTGATTGCTTCAATGAGAAGTGGAATAATTTTATCATATTGTACAGTCAAGTAATTTTCACCACTTTTACTGCTACCATCTGGGGCAGTATCAAAAGGGGCTTGTCGCACTACTTGTGGAAGTACACCTTGAATTTCTTGTGCCAATACACCAGCATGTTCATGACTGTCACCAACATTAAATTCTGCAGCAATTTCATTCCAATTGTAAGTAACACCACTAATTGACTTGACTTTATCCAATGCCTGTGGTATAGTAGCAATATTAGTTTTTAATCTTGCATCAGATGCAAATGCCGTGATGTCACCTGTTGCAGTAATTGCACCAGTAACTGCCAACGTACTAGCAGTATAGGTAACACCACTTGTTCCTTGCAGATAACTACTATTACCATATAGTGCAAGTTGTCCAGAAGCACCTGAACTAGAGATAGGTATGAAAATAGTTTGCCAACTTAGGTTACCGCTGCCATCTGTTTGTAGATATTGACTTGAAGCACCACCACTTATTTGAACGTTACCCACACTTCCAAGACTTAATTTATAACTACTAGTTGGGTTAAATGTTACACTACCACCAGTAAATCCTGCAGTTCCGTTTACAGAAAGACCTGTCAAGGTTCCTAATGTAGTTAAATTTGGCTGTATTGCACTGGCACTTACAAGTGTTCCTTGTAACAGTGCATTATTATTACCAATATAAGCAGCGTTTATATATGCAGCAGAAATACCACCTTTTGTAATAGCAAGATTTCCAACCGAAACGTTTCCACTAAATGTGTTTTGTGATCCACCAGTATTAATATTTCCACCAATACCAACACCGCCCACAACTTGAAATGCGCCGCTTGTTGTACTTGTACTAGTACCAACACCACTTACGATACTAGTTTCTGTACTAGTAGTAACATCCAAGTTTCCAAGGACAAAAAGATTACCATATACTTTTACGTCAGCATTTGCTAAAATATCCAATGATTGTGCTACATAACCATTAACATCACGAGTTTGTAATTTAATAGGACCGTTTGGTACAATATTTTCAATAAGAAAGTTAGTACTACTAATATCAAGTTGTCCAGTGCCACTTCCAGTTCCGACCAATAAACCAGTATTATTGTTAATTTGAAGCGAACCACTTGTAGATGTATTTTGGTCAGTGCGCATGAAACTAGTACCGCTAACACCATTGAGTGCTGCACTGTCACTTGCTTGTCCAACAAATCTATTGTTTGGAACAAATGCACTGCTTGCAATGTTTAAACCAGGATAGATACCAGGTGAAGTAAAACCGCTGATACCAGGACTTGGTACAAAATATGCATCTTTACTTAAGATAGCATAACGAACGTTTGAAATTTGAAAACTAATAACATTATGTAATGCGTTACTAGTATCTTTAATTTGTTCACTTACTACCTGACCAGCACCACTAAATGGACCAATAATAACCCATGCACTATTATTATAACAATTAAGTTGTTGGTTTACCGTATCAAACCATAAATCACCTAATACAGGATTAAGTGGTTGAGTGTTACTTGCAGTTGCTGCATTAATATTTTTAAACACGCTGCCTGTATAAACTTTAAGAACAGAATGAGTTGTATCATACCAAAGTTGACCTGTAATAGGACTAGATGGTTGACCACCGTTTGCAAAATTTTCTAACATATATAGGAAATTTTGATCTAGATACTGACCATAGTTTGGCGTATTTTTTCCCACCAAAGTAAGGCTGGTGCTATTATTAATAGTACCATCAGCAATTATGATGGGATTTGCCCCATTTGCATGGTTAATCGTATAACTCATAGATCAATCTCCGTTAAGGATATTTATACAGTTATATGGTTAGATATTAAAGGGGGATATAGGTAGCACTTACTTTAATATTATTACCACTTGTGCTAGTAGTTGCCCACAGTGAAACCATGCTATTATAGATATTTGCACTTAGTGTAAACAGTTGTGTATTCGTAGAAATTGTAGCATAAGTAACAACATTAGCAGTTGTGCCATTATGTGTAACCAGTGCTTCGGCACTTTGAAAATAATTGCTGCTATAATTTTGTGCACTTATTACATATTTTGCGGTTCTATATAATGTTGGTGAAAAATCATCAATAATAGCAGTGGTTGTATTAACAGCAACATTTGCAACATTTGCAACTATTGGTTGGCTTACTTGAAGTGTACTGAACACATTGACATTTGCACGGTCAACAGTCATGGTAGTTAAACCATCATTAGTAAACTTTGCCGTTGCCACGGCATTAATGTTTCCCATCGTAAGTTGAGAATTGCCATTAATTAATGAACCAACAGTTGTACTTGGAACATATTGACGAACTTCTATGATATCAGTAGATAACGGTGCTTCGTTAAATGTGATAACATTGCCACTAACTGTATAACTTGTTGTAGGAAGTTGCAGTACGCCATTAATGCTAACGAGTGCACCACTAGTAGTATTATTTTGACTTAGTGTAAATTGTGTTATACTACCATCGCCATTACTGAAAACATCACTGACAACATTGGTTGTTCCACCTTCAATGCCAACTGCTTCCCAAGTTATACCAGTATAAACTTCAAGATAACCTAAAT